ATAACATAAGTGGTATAGCTATGTATATACTTATGTTGATTAAGAAAATAAAGGATTAATAAAAGGGGTAATATGTGGAAATATGTGGTAACATATAAACACTAACACACGTAAACAATTAGTTGTCAGGCACTTACACCCACCGTTTTGTAGCAGAGGAGCAGAATAAGCGGAACTATCTGCTAACAGAGAACAGATTTGCTAATAGAGAAACAGTTAACCATAAAAGGTAGAGGGCTTGCGCCCCCTATCTCTAGGATTATGCTGGTTCTACCCACACCATAGATGTGGCTTCTCCAGTCTTCTGGTCAATGACCTTGTTATCCCCCATCTTGAGGTTATCAAGTTCAAGACCACGTGTCCAATTCTTGAGGGTCTCCATACCACTCCAAGTGCTGGCTTGCACAGGCTTACCAGTTTCGGTATCTCTAAAGGCAAGAACACCGTATTGAACACCACTCCCTGAACCCATAGCAAAGTTCAAGCCTCCTGCAGTAACACCAACACCTGCGTCAGTAACTGCTTTGTCAGTACAAATCACGGTAACCTTGTCCGTGTTCTTGTTGACGTGCAAAGAATAAAAGAATACACTCATAATAAAACATTTAAGTAATGAATGGGAAAATTCCCGGTGGTGTATAAGTGAACACCAATGATTAGCAAGGGAGCAGAATAAACTGCTTTATATAGATACATTCACACGCACATATATATACAAGGCTCGTGCCCTCCCTGCCTGCTCTGTCTTTCACACAGAGACTTCTCTTGGATGATGAGTACATAACATAGTACACACTCACATTACAACGGACACAATGACCCTCCCCCCTGCACATTTTTTTTTGTGCCTGCGCGCCTTGCACAGTAGCACCTTAGTTGACCGGGGGGTACCACGCGTCCTTGCAATAGTTGGGGAGCAAAATATTATAACCCCATTAAAACCTCACACACATAAGTTTCATGATACCGGGGGTAACAATTTTATTTGTGGTGTAAGGGGGGTGTTTAAAAAATGGTATATTAGATGTATAGGGTAGTTATGGATAAGTTTGATTTTGATGATTTCATGGAGATGGGGGAGGATATAATGTATTCTGCTTTTGATAATTCTTATCTTATGCTTACTGGTAAGATTACTATGTTGGAATTTATGAACGTTACTGTGGATACAGACTATACTGCTGTGTTGGCGCATGACCCGGATGACCCTACTCGTGATCAAGTATCTGAGATCATAAGACATTTCGAGGAGCAGGAGGAGTATGAAAAGTGTGCGGAGTTGAAAAAAATATCTGACAGTCTGAAAGAATAAATATTTTTTATTTATATTTACTTCTATTGTTAATTTAAAAACCTAATACAATGGCAGAAGTAAAAGAAAATGTGGAAACTCCTGAGACTACAACAGAAATGTCTCCAGAGCAGATGAAGAAAAAACGTGCTGAGATCACTAAATTTTATAAAGAAAGTATCAAGAATCTTGAGGTGCAATTGGAGTATGAGAAACTACTCACTGATATTGAGAAGCAACGTGCAGAGCGTGTGCAAGCTCAGATGTTCTTAGCTCAGGCTTATGGTGCTGGTGAGAAAGCTCAGAGTGAGGCTGGTCAAGAATGGGAAGAAGAATTTGAGGGTGCACCTAAGAGAACTCTAAAGAGAGACTAATGCAATTGCTTAGGAAAGGTTCAAGAGGTGAGGATGTAAAGAAGCTCCAGAAGTTACTTAATCTTAAGACTGATGGAATCTTTGGTCCTAATACTGAGAAGGCGGTTGTTCGCTTTCAAATGCATAATGATCTCAAGGTTGATGGGGTAGTGGGGAATCAAACCTGGACGCTGTTACTTAACAAGGAACATTCGGACAGTGCTATTGATGAGAGTAGTGATATTCAAGATCAATTCTTTGAGACTAACTACGGTCAGAAGATCCATCGTTATTACTTGCCAAAGGGTGAGTACCTGGATGGCCCTGTAAAGAATGACTACATCTGTTTACATCATACAGCTAGTGGACCAAACCCCTATAAGGTAATTGATTACTGGGGTAGGGACTCAAGAGGTCGTATAGCCACAGAGTTTGTCCTAGGTGGTCAAGACTGTGCTGCTGGTAATGATGAGTATGATGGGGTGATGGTACAATGCTTCCCCACCGGAGGTCAAGCGTGGCATCTAGGTCGTAGTGGTTCTGGGTATATGAACAAGCATACAGTCGCATTGGAGATATGTTCAATGGGATATCTCAAAGATCAAAAGTCTTATACAGGTAGAAGGGTTGCAGATAGTCAAGTTGCTTTATTAGATGAACCGTTTAGAGGTTATAGGACATATCATCGTTATTCTGAAAAACAAATAGAAGAAACTAAGAAGTGGATTTTGTTTGTTGCTGAGCGTGATAATATTGATCCAAGAGTTGGATTAGTACAGTGGATCAAGAAGTATGGTGGTCATAAAGCATTTGAATGGAATGAGGATGCATATTATGGAAAAGTAAAGGGATTGATTACTCACACAAATGTTAGTCGTGGTAAATCTGATTGCTATCCGGATCCTAGATTAGTTGAAATGTTATTAAGCTTATAAGATGGCAGTAGTAAAAAGAGTAGAAGAGAAAAGAAAGGTTTCGTTGTCTGATACAATCCGGTATCAGATAATGACCTATTGTTTTTTTAATGAAGTACAAATTAGTAATTCAGATCTAGAATGTTTAACCGCATTGGCAAAGTGTGGTAATATAAATCTTAGTGAGTTCTGCAAGCTTATGGAGACTGAGGGCGTGTTTAAGAGCGCACAGTCTGCAAGGAATGCAGTTACAAAAGCATGTAAAAAAGATTTAGTAGTTAAGGATGCAGATGGCAAGAAGACTATTTCTGTTAATGCTGATTTAAATATTCAAACTTCAGGGTTGGTACTTTTAGATTTTAAAATATTAGGAAGTGAACCCGAAAAGTTACAAGAAGTTTAAAGCTGATATTGCTGAAGAGGTGGGTGTACATCCAGATGTTGTAAATGATTTTATAAACTTTTATTATGGTAAAGTAAGAAAGAGCTTGTCTGCATTAGACTATCCTAAGATACTGCTTGATGGTTTAGGTACATTCTATATTAGAAAGAATAAACTAGAGAAAGCAATACAAAAGAATCAGGATATCCTAGATAATATTAAGAAGACTACATACAAGGGGTATGAGAAAAGTGTAAACGTTGGAGAGAAACTTAATAATATGCAGAATGCCTTAAAGACTTTAAACGAGAATATAGAAGAAAAGAAAAATTTTAAAAATGAAAAATCTAAGTAAATATCTTGATGCATTTAAAAGCTCTTCTCAAATACTTGAAGGAATTAAGAATAGAATATTTAAACAGGAGCATATTGAAGCTGAAGCAGCTTATAGATATGCTATTTGCAAAACATGTAATCTAATTGATTATATAGGTAAATCTTGTTTAGCACCGGGCACACAACCATGTTGTTCTGAATGCGGATGCAGCTTAGCACTTAAAACAAGATCAATGTCAACATCTTGCCCAAAAGGTAAATGGACAGCTGTTATGAATGAGGAGACTGAAGATAAATTAATTGACTCTATAAACGAAGAATAATGGCTATTACATTTAAAGAAGATGGACATCTATACCAAAGTATAGAAGATGAAGGTATAAATTGGACTAGTGTAACATCATTTATTAGCAACTTTAAACCTAAGTTTGATAGAGAAGGTCAAGCCAAGAAGTCTGCTAAGAACAAAAGATCCAAGTGGTATGGTATGACTCCAGAAGAAATCATGCAAGCTTGGGATAATGAAACTCAAAGGGCTATTAAACTAGGAAACTGGTATCATAACCAACGTGAGTCAGATGTACTTAGCCTTGAAACAATTCAACGTGAGGGTGTTGATATACCTATCATCAAACCAATTATTAATGATGATGGTATTAAGATAGCACCAAGTCAGAAACTTGATGAAGGTCTTTACCCTGAGCACATGGTATATTTAAAGTCTGTAGGGTTATGTGGTCAAGCAGATTTGGTTGAGGTAGTGAATGGACACATAAACATTAATGACTACAAGACTAACAAAGAAATACGCGAGAAAGGATTTACAAACTGGGAAGGTATAACATCTAAGATGTTTGCTCCTGTTAAACACCTTGATGATTGTAATTTAAAACACTATAATTTACAACTCAGTATTTATGCGTATATTATTAAAAAGCACAACCCTAAACTAAAGGTGGGAAAGTTAACTATTCAACATGTAAAGTTTAAACAATTAGGTACTGATACAAATGGGTACCCAATTAATGAGCATATAAATGGAGAACCTGTAGTAGAGGATGTGATTATGTATGATTTACCGTATCTTAAAGATGAGGTGATGACTTTAATAAACTGGCTAAAAGATAACAAATGATTGTAAGACTATTTGATATACAGAATAATAAAGTTGTACCAACAGAACACTGTTATACACTAAAGTTTCTTAAGGCAGTTATGGATGAATATCCAGATACTTATTTATCAATATACCAGTATGTATTTTACATGAGTTGTCCTAATCCAGATTTAAATCCTTTCTTTAATTTGCCAGAGCATGAGAAGGAGGATATAATTATTGAAGAGGTGCAACTTGAAGAGTCTACTGAAGATCCTATTATTGCAAGAGCATTGGAACTATGTAAGAAGATGTATGAGACACCCACATACAGGGCATACAAGGGCATTAAGTCTATGCTGGATAGATTAGCTAGATACATGGAAACAACTTCAATAGAGCACGGGAGAGATGGTAACATCAATTCATTAGTCAATGCTGCTGCAAAGTTTGAGCAGATTAGAACATCATATAAAGGTGCATTTACAGATATGAGACAAGAGCAAGAAAGTTCTGTAAGAGGTGGACAGGGGTTAGCATATGATCAATTATAATTATGAATAACGAGTATATTTTCCCATATTGGGATGACATTAAATTAATTAAAAATGAAAAATCAGAAAATCACACCGGTAGGAAGAAAGATTCTAGTAAAGAAGAAAGAAGCAGAGAAGTACTTTGCGGGAACATCAATCCTAATTCCAGAGGGGACGGGGAAGAAAGAGTGTAAAGCTATTGTGGTAGCTGTTGGTAATACTGTAGAGCTTATTGAACCAGGACAGGTTATTCAGTATGCTGACTATGCTAAACCAACAGTTATGATACATGATGGTGAAGAACACTTTCTTCTAAATGCTGAAGATGTGTTTGCAATCATAAATGTATAAGTCAATACACACATATGACAATGGTACCTGGCGTACCACAGAGTTTGAGACTCGTGAAGATTTTATAAACTTTTTACTCCCCTTGTTCAAAGAGCCTGGGGAGTATGCTTTTGATGAAACTGCGTCTATATTTAATAAAGAAGCTAGATTCTTTGAAGAGTATGGTTTTTACTGTGATAAACCTTTTAGATCTAAAGACTTTATAACTTATTGGGAAACCGAAAAGAATAAATGTCGTGATGGTGTAATATATCACAACAAAGGAACTACATGGTATCTTACCAGAGACTATTACATGTGGTTAAACTTCTTGCCTATTTTTAATAAGGAAGAAAAGAAGTTTGGTTTTGCTAAAGTAAGAGATGCGCAATACCATATGGCTTTGTATGAGCTACTTGCAGAACTGCACTATAAGCATTCTGCAATACTTAAAAAACGTCAGATAGCTTCTTCTTACTTTCATATGGGTAAGATCATAAATACCTATTGGTTTGAGGAGGGTAGCATCTGTAAGATTGGGGCTT